TTAATTTCTAGGTCTTGTCTAAAATCATCCACAGTAGTATCAGTATTGGGATCAGCAACATCAGCATCAAAATCAGCTTTGCTATTATATACTTTAAGTGTTCTTTTATGTTTAATAATTTCTTTTGCTTCTGCAGGTATTTTTACTATTTCATCTGTCATTGTGTTCTACCCTGTCGGTTGTACGGTTTATAATCTCTTTTTTCACTTTTGGAAAGACTTTTTTTATGACGTCTTGGACGTTTCTTAGGCTTTGCCCTAGGCACGAAATGTGTAAATTTTTGTTTAGCCATTTTCTTGTGATCTATCTATAAGAGCATAACTTATAACACCTGTAATTTCGTTTGCAGTTCCAGCTTGTATTTTTAAGACATCTGAAGCTTCCAAAGCAAGCGTATCACTCACCATATTAGTAAAGTTTTTATTTAATTCTACATGACTAATTTCTACATCCGATCCTCCTGATTTTTGTAAATATAAATCTACATTTATTGCACCAGAAGATTCATGACTAGCTTGTACATTTTTTACTAAACAAGTTGCATCACTAGGACAAGTTAAAATCGTTGTCTTATTAGTAGAGGTTAAATCAAATGTTGCGCTTTTGTATCTAATTGTCATGACATAAAATAATTAAACGCATCTTGTTCGTTTTTCAAGTCTTGTTGATAAGATGTATTTAATTGATTTTCCACTGTTGATATTGCTTGGTTAATTTGTCTAAATCCTTCTTCACTGTATTCTTTAGGAGGTTCAGGTACATAAACATTAATTTTAGCCATGTAATCTTCCTCCAAAATTAGAACCTCTAGCAGAAGAAGTTCCAGCACTTCTAGAAGCTTTTTGAGCAGAGGCTTTCGCAGCAGATCTACTCGCAGCTTCATTTGCTGAGCTTGCTCCTCCCCTGTATTGATCTTGTGCAGTAACCTGTCCTGATGGTCTCAAAGCCATTTGTTTCTGTATACCTCTTGTTTGTGCAATCATGTCTGCATAAGCTTCATCTCTTGTTCTACCACCGTATTTTTTTCTATCAAAAAAATCAGTTACATTTTGTCTAAATCTTCTATTTAGACCTGCTAATCCTCTATTATTTCCAAATAAAAAACCTGCTCCTGGAACAACAGCTCCAGCTAACAATTGAAATAAACCTTTTGCAAAATTATTTTCTTTTTCTTTAGGTTTAAATTTTAATTGTTTTTCTAACTCAGTCATAGGCTCTAAATTAGATATAGATTCACCATAAGTAGGAGGATTTAACATTTCATTATATAAAGGTGCTAATCCTTGTTGAACGTTAGTAGGCATAATACCTGATGCAATAGATTCGTTTACCGGTGCATTAAAATATAATTCTTCTAATCTACCTGGTTGAGTAATTGTCAAACCATCTCTATTAATAGGTAACATTATCTTCTTCCATCCTGGTTTACATCAGCTCTAAATGTACCAAATCTCCATGTTTCATTTAAAGTTGTGTTTTCTATTTTTAAGTTAGCTAATCTACCTCTGACTCTTGTATCAATTTTACTTGTACTACTTGTTACATTAAATTGTGCAGTTGTAGTATTTCCAGATATAGGAAAATTTTTTGTATTTAAAGTTACTTTAGCAGTTCCTTGAAGATTTTTAAAATCTGGTAAAAATCTACTAACCCTTAATAAAAACTGACCATCTCCTTGTGTAGGCAAATCAAAATCTCCTGATTTAACAAATGCTGGTATCGCTGTTTCGTTTCCACTTAAATCTACTTTATTTAAACCAACTTCATGAGCATAATAAGTTGTTGCACCAAACGTATTAGTAGCTCCGTACAAATTACCAATATTAGGTGTTCCTGTTGTGTTAAATTCTGTTGCATAAGGCACATCATAAGTGGATGCATCTGCGTATGTGCTTCTAGCCAAAGTCATTGTAGCCCAAGTATTTTCAACGTAATTATATACGGCTGCTCTATCGTTTTGAGTTGATGGATCATTTAATGGTGTTCCTTTAGGATAGAACCAAACTATTTCATTAAATAAAGAATTGTGTGACGCATAAATAATTTCATTAGAACTATAATTTAAACCAATATTATCACCCGCAGTTGTAAAGACAAAATCTTCAATTAAAGAAGGCAATAATTTGACAGTACCGTCAAACTTGAAAAATCCTCCAGCACTTCCCATCCAAAAAACTTGTCCATCTGCATAGACTGCTGCGTGTTGTCCAATACATCCACAGTTCGATCCAACTTGTCTAATAGAAAAAGTAAAAGGTGGTCCTACAAACTGCATTGTATATGCTGCTTGATCTGTTAAAATTAAATTATAATCTTTACCAGATATCGCAGCTACAATTTTGTTTCCTGTATCAAGTCTAAATGTTCCTGCGGTATTCACAGAAGTAGGTTGATAAACATTATAGTTTTCTTGATCACTAAATCTTATAAACATTGGATCTTGAGTCGTTGCATCTCCAATTGTTGTTTCTGTTCCAAAATGAACAACGTGTCTATCCCTATCTGATGTAATAGTTAATCTGCTTGCAGTTGGAGCACCAGTCATCAATGTAGCTCTTCTCTCCAGTGGGTTTGATAATCCAGGATCCCAAACAAAAGTTTTACCATCTTTAATTGTTGCAATAAGTTGCTCTCCAAAATTATCTAGAGACCATGAACCGGGATCAAGAATAATACTAGATGATGTAGTACCACTACCCCATGTTAATCTTCCCCAAGTTCCAGTACCCCATCCATAACCGTAAGTTTGAATAGTGGGACCAATTTCAACATAAGGATCTATTGTTGCGCTTCCAGATGCGGATGTTGTAGCGGCTGAATTTGAAGGCATGGTGATATCAAAAGTATTAGTTGTCACATTAGATATTTCAAAGGCATTATCTTCAAAGTCTGATGTTGCATATCCTGATCCTGATGGAACAGTCACTGAACTAAACGTTACGTATTCTCCAGCGTCCAATGCGTGAGTTGATTTATTTACAGTAACTGTTGCACTGCCACTTGTTGTATCAAATGTTGCGCTTGTTAATGCAGTATCCGTAGGAGTAATATCATAAAAAGCTCCTTCGTAATAAACGTACAAAGCTTTAGAAGTTCCTAAAGCTGCATATTTTCTACCTTCTAAATCATTCCATGTGTGTTGCGCTCTTGCGGGACCAGCTATTGTTTTTTGACCAATTGCAGTAAAGCCACCAATTTTTTCTGGTTGACCATATCTAAATCTTACAAAATCACTATCAATCCATTGTCCCTCTGCACCAGAAGGAGTATCTGATTTATTAATTCCTGGTCTTATTTGTACACTAGTTAAGGGCATATTTATCCTGGGTATTGTATTGGATATCTTATCACAACAAGTCCACTATTACCATTAGACTGCGATGGAGGATAACCTCCACCTCCACCTCTTCCATAATTAGAATCATTATATCCTGTATTATTACCTGGAGTTCTTCCACTACCGTTTGTTACAGTTGTTCCTGTAGATGTACCTCCACCAGCACCTCCACCGCCTCGGTTGTCTGTACCTGGATTACCACCGGCTCCGCCACCAGCAGTACCACCACCGCCACCACCGCCAGCAGATTGATCTCCTCCTGGATCGTTAAATAAACCGTTTGTCGTACTAGATGCACCAGCGGTTCCACCTGAAGCACCTTGTGGTGAAGCAGTTCCATTTTCACCGCCACCACCACCGTTTCCAGCAGAGTAACCTAAACCTGCTCTTTCAACACCTCCACCGCCACCACCTCCAGCGGCTACAATTAAACCTGTTGTGCCTCTTAATATAGCAGAAGCTCCTCCACCACCTCCACCGGCAGCAGAATGTCCTGATGGTCCTGCATTGCTTCCTCTGGCACCAAAATAATAATTTGTTGAACTAATAGTTACACCTGATCCAGCAGCACCTCCGCCACCTCCTCCACTAAGTGCACCTACTCCACCTCCACCGCCAACGCAAACACTTAATGATTCTGCGTTAACACTTATTGATGTATTTTCAGCGTAAGCTCCTCCACCACCGTCTCCACCATTTCTACCTGGATCGAGTGAAGTTGAATAACCACCAATACCTCCACCACCTCCCCACATGAATACTTGGATAAGGCCTTGAGTACCTGGTCTTGAAATTGTAAATGTACCTGTTGATGTAAATTTGTGTACTTTGTAAGTTACTCCACTAATGTCTTGCGTAGATTCTGTACCGCCTGAAGCTGCTAATGGGAACCATCCGCCAGCACCAACTAATAAAGTATAGTGAGTCATGGTACCTCCTTAACTTAATGTTCCACCAGT